TTAGACTTCCGACGAGAGTCGGGAAACGGTTCCAGGAACGGTTTCGCTGACCTCCGCAAGATCCTCGACGGATTCTGGCCGCTTGGTTTGCGCCAGAATAAGCTGCGTCTGCACACGATCGGATTCGATGGCCGCAATCTGCCGTGAAAAGATGATGAACCAGCCCAGAAACATCATGCCGGCAAGAGCCTCGACGTTCGTCAACGTGTTACGCCCCGCCAACCACTGGAACCCGGCAAGAGCCCCGATCACGATAGCTAGGTCTGAAATCACATATACTACTTTTGAAAGCTGCGGGGCCAGCCAAGGCAGCGCGATCATCAGCACGCTCATCAGGCAGGGAAGACCGCGGGCGAATACGTTGTGCAGAATCGGATGCGGCGTGTAACGGAACATGCCGATGCCGATGAAGGCGATGCCTGCGAGCGTCAGCATGGTCGATAGCAGAAGAATCCGCGCCTTGAAGTGTTTGGGAGCTTCTTTTTCATCGCTTGCAGACAGATACTGCATCTGCAGACGGTGCGTGGTGATGAGCTCCGAAATCGCGAAATAGCTGATGATGACGATGCAGACGCCGGCCAACATCAATGTCGAATTGAACATACGAGCAGCAAAAGTGGTTCGATCGCCCAATTGGGAGAAATTGTTGTTGTACCAGTATGGATCATCGGACGTCAATCCTGCGATGCTGACACCGGAAACCACGAAGAACGGCAACAAGGATGCGATGGTCTTGGCATTCATGAGTTCCGCCTGTACGAACGTGACATAGCCTACGACCCCCGAGATCGCGGCGCAGAGCGCAGTCAGATAGCCTTTTAACGTGCGCAACCCCATCATGTTGCTGGCAATGGAAAGCAGCATGAACGCCGTGACGAAAATGGTCGACGCGTAGACCACGGACAAAGCGAGTATCTCGAAGATACGGCGAATAGGAATGGTCCAGCCATGTTTCAACGTCATCGACCTGGAGTTGCGCGCATACCCCAAGGTGAACGAGATGACTCCACATCCCGCGGTGATTCCGGCACACACGGTGAACAGGCGTTGGGTGACACGCCAGATGGCGGGAGCGAATTGCAGATATAGGTCCATGGCGATCCATGCAAGAGTGGCGCATGCCATGAAGGAAATGATGCCTGAAGCCTCGGCTTGCTGATGACGTCCCATGCGCGTTCCCTCCAGTATTTGCCATTCTAGCCTGTCGTTGTCCTACCATACGCTACAATGGAAACTCGTGTTCACCTGCCACGTGCGGGAGTGCATGAACGGGCTGTAGCGCAGTTTGGTAGCGCGTCTGCTTTGGGAGCAGAATGTCGCAGGTTCAAATCCTGTCAGCCCGACCGGAAGCCTTGGAAACATTATGTTTCCAAGGCTTTATTTTTTCTTGGCCGTAGGCTATCGACACGATTCGACACGATGACCGCGCAACCTCTGCGTCTAGACGGTCTTCAACTGTTCAACGCGCAGCTCGCCAATCGCGTCCGCCACATCGTCCAATCGTTCCGGCCAGAGAGCCGTGTATGTGTTCAGCGTGATGCTGGGTGAGGAGTGGCCGAGCTGCATCTGTAGGGTCTTCACGTCCGCGCCTTGAGCAATTGCAAAGCTCGCATAGCTATGCCTCAAACTATGGATGGTCACGCCCTCGTCCTCCATGCCGGCCAGTCGGACGGCCTTTCGCCAGACACGCGTCCGCCACGTGTTCGTCCACAGGTTCCCGCCTCTTGCCGCGCGGAACAGCCAGTCGTCGTCGCCCATGCCCTCCATCTGCCGTTCGATGGACGGTATGAGGAATCTGGGTATGGCGATGCTGCGCGGTTTGCCGTTCTTCGGCGTGCCCAGCACAAGCCTGCCTTTGCCGTCGTCGGTCCAAGTGCGGCGGATGCGCGCCCTGCGTGAATCCACATCCACGTCGCCGCATTTGAGTGCCAGCGTCTCGCCAATGCGGGCACCGGTGTATGCCTGCCAGCGGACGATCAGCCCGTCTACCGGCCGTCCTGCCCGTTCGGCCATGCCGGCCAGCAACTCCACCTCCTCGACGGTAAGGAACACCATGTCGTCATCGGATTGCGTGATGCGCGGCACGGTGACCTTTTCAATGGGGTCCTCGCCAATCCAGCCGTGCTCCAAAGCGAATTCCATGACACCGCCCATGACGACCTTGACGATGTTGCGGATGCTGCGTGGACTCAATGGCTTCGATTCGCGATCGTCCTGCAGTTCGGCGGGATACCCGCCTTCGGTGAGCTGCGTGACCCACTGTTGCAGTTCGTCGCGTTGGATTTCCCTCAGTGTGCGATCGCCCCACTTGGGGTTGATATAAACGCGCAATTCGCGGCGGTATCTGCCCAAAGTGCCCTGTTTGATATCCATCTTGCCGTCCGTCCATTCGGAGGCAACGTCCCGGAAGATGCGTAGTTCCTGCTGCGGGTCGCGGTATTTGCCGCGTCTGATGTCGTCCTCGATGGCCGCTGCGTATTCCTCAGCGTCACGGAGCTTGGCGAAGTTCCGTGATTTCTGGACGCGTTTGCCGTCTCGAAGCGTGTACCAGCGGCATCTCCACCGTGAGCCTTGGCCGTACAGCGCGGACCGCCATTTGTCGGGCACATTGGCTTTCATCGGATCCTTCGCATTGGCCAGCGACTGTTTCGCGGCCCTGCTGGGCGGGTTGCCGTCCTCGTCGTTTTTGAGCCATCTGTCGTCTACGAACGCTCTGGCCATGGTCGTCTCTTTCCAAGGATCCGCGCTACACTGTGCGTGGAACCTCATTTTGGTGAAAACGGAAATGCTGATTGTTGGTTCCTTGGGTTCCGTCCGACTGTGTTCGGGCGGAACCCTTTTTGTTTCCCGTCGCGGTATGTGGACGCTGAGCTTCTTTTATTGCACGCACACGCCGGAATCGTACAACAGCTGCCGGTAGTCCGACAGTACTTGGATGGTGACGCCCAATTCCACGGCCATCATCCACGTATTGCCTTCGTATATCTGCTCCACCATGCCATAGTCCACGGGACTGATCAACGCCAGCGCGGTCTCCCTGCGACACCGGTGCTCGCACTTCAACCCGTATTGGCTGCCACAGCCTGGATCGTGGTGTTTCGCGTGGATGAGCTCATGGCACAGCGTGCAACGGCGCTGGCGCTGGTTGAGCCAGTCGGCCAGCAGAATGAGTTTGTGTCGATCGTCGTATAGGCCGCATATGTCACGGGGAAGGTCGCGTGACATGACTGACAGACCCATGGATTCCGCGTTCCGGTGAAGCTCCGCGATGGTCTTGTTATCCACATTCCTCTCTTCCGAAAGTATTGTTTTTCGAGAAGTACTTTTTTGCTGTTTGTCAAGTTCTGCTTGACAGTTGGAGTGTCGTATGTGATGCTTGAATCAGCTCATCTACCGAGTTGTAGAAGGAGTCTCCAGGGTCGCTGCGGCGGCCCTTGCTTTTATTGAACGCAATTCCCGTTCAAACTTGACTGATCATATTCTTTCAGAAGTTTGTTGAAGCTATGATCATGGTCGACGTAGTAGGCGGTGACCAACATGCAGTAGCCTCTGTCCTTATGTGGTTCCAGCACGACTAGATACCGTTCTGATTCAATGAGGATATATAACCTATCGCGGCCATGCTTATGCTTCCTCCAGATTAATGGCGCATCACATACCTCATAATGGCATTGCGGACAATCCTTTGCGTTGTCAATCGTCTTCCGTGGAAACCTGATCCGCTCACATCTACGCAGATCGACATTCCTCTCGCCGGTTGTGTAGTCTTCGACGCTGGTGATGTGGAAAAACCCAGCCCATTTTCCGTCGGTCTCCTCTTTCTGGCGGCGTACGGAAACTCTGAGGCCGTCGAATGATGGATGTGAATCTATGAAGTCATGTCTGAAGATTGCATAAATCCTATCCTCATATACGGCAAAGTCTTCTATCGGGGATTTGGTTACGAGCTCCGGTGTCCAATGCGGTGTCATGCGTTCCGTCCTTCCCAGACGAAGATGTTGAACTTGCGCGTGCCCAAGGTCGTTGACTGGGTGAGTCGGAGCTTTGATCTCATGCGTATGTAGTCGATGATTTCAGCTTTCGCGCCTGATGGTTGGGGGATGGTCGTCCGGTTCGCCCTGCATACGGCTCCGTTGATCACGTCGGTGATTTGCATCATTTGCACTTCGTCTGAACGGATTGGTTGCACTTTCTTGATGCATTCGTGGTTGAAGTCGTAGTGGCTGTTTGCTAGCACTTCCTCCAGTTTCTCGGTACGTTGCGCGGAGTGCGTGTCCTTGATGTCCACGTACACGTTGTAGGTGTTCGTGGAATCGAACAGCCTGTTCAGCATAGTGAAATACATCTTGTAGTACCAATCGTTGTGTGACTGGGACCATGCCTCATGATTCAGACGTGTCTTCTTGGCCACCAGAACACGGAACCTCATGTCGTCATCCAGGAAGAAGCAGTTCAGCAAATCCTTGTACAGGTCGATTTTCGGCATGCTGGCCTTCGTCCACTTCACTTCCGTGCGTGCCTTGACACCGTAACGTGCCTTGATCTGGAGAATATTCTCTGTGATTTCCTGCCTTTTATCCTTGGGGATAATGAGGGCTCCAAGGACCATCACGTCGCTGTCGTCATGTTCCAGATGACAGCTTTCATCGCAATACAGGTTGTATTCAGTCATTTGCGTTCCTTTCACTCATCCGTGGCTCCATGTCTGTGGCCTTCGGAGACGCGTCGTCGGCTCGTCTCTCTTCTAGCTGTTTCCTGAGTGGTGTCTTGAGCTTGGTGAAGCCGATTGACATCAGCGTGAACGGGATGGCGAAGGTGAGCATGACGGGGCCGAAGAAGCACATGAGGATGGTGAACGCGGTCAGCGCGTACATCACCCAAAGAAGGACGTTATACGCCTTGTACTGGATTTCGAGCTGCTTCAAAGTCTTTGGGCGGGGCTGATGTGGCGTGCTGCCTGCAGATGAGGGAGTATAACTCGCCTGTTGATTGCTCTCGACAGTTGACCTCCGCTGCGGAGCGGTGTTTCTTTTCGTCTTCGGATTGATGGTATATGAGACGCCCTTTGCTACATGCACGGTCTTGCGTCCCCTCGAATTGACTGTGACCGGTCCCATCTTCACGGACGTGCTGACACCTCTTTTACCGATATTCACCCGGACGTTCTTGCCCAGGCTGATCCTGCGATTGACCCTGAAACCCATTGTCATTCCCCTCACTCGTCAGGCGTCTCGGCTTCGAGACGTGCGTTCGAATCCTTGTTTGCGGCCACGTCATAGTCCTCTGGATGCGCGGCGATACGGTCGATGAGATCATCGGTGATCTGAGACTCGCGTTCGCGGGCTTCGTAGGCGCGGGCGGCTTCGCTGGAGATTGATCCACAGGCTGCCGCAACCAGTGAAAGAGCGTCCGGAAGCCCAAAGAGTGGAGCGAGTCTGTCTAACTCGCTGATTGCCCAACTTCTTTTACCGAGTACTCGGTCGCTGATATAGCCTTTTGATCGTCCTTCAAGGGCCTTGGAGAGGTCGGCCTGGGTAATGCCATTGGCTTCCATTGCTTGGCTGATATATTTGCAAATCACCAGATCGGTGCGTGTTGTACTGCTGTCCATAGCGATGACTGTATTCGAATTTTCGGGAAGTTACATCTTTACGCCGTTCGGCGTGTCGAATTTGCCATACCGAATACTCGGGAGTACATTGAAAGCATGTTCACCGAATATCCGGTAAACGTCGAATAAAGTCCCGAATATTCGGGGAATGGAGGTGATGTGACAAGCAATGAATACGTGACACAGGCAATAAAAGTCAGGATGGCTCGACTTGGAATCACTCAATCCGGTGTCGCCGACGCAGTTGGAATCAATCGGGTCGTCATGAATCGATACATGCGCAATCAACGGGAATGGCCGATTCGCGTTCTCGACAAGATTGCTCCGGCATTGAAATGGCAAGACGGTCTTGACATCTTCATTGCAGCAAATTCAGAAGAAAAAGAACCGCAATCGACGACATCAACCAAATCAAACCATAAGCAACCGGCGCTCGCCGACGCATGAATCGAAAGGAGAACCCGAAATGAACATCAATATTCCGGTCGAAGATTCGAAAAGGCCATTGGATTGTCCGCTATGCGGCGGCAGTCCGGAAATCCGTGTGTCGAAAACAGCTTATTCGGGTAACAACAGGATGGATTACTTCGTCGTATCCTGCTCGAATGGGCATGGTCCTGCAGAGGAAGGCGTATCGCAGGAGTTCATGCTGAAACGGTGGGACGCCTGGGCGGCCAGAATCACGTCGATTCTCTCGTCACCGATTCACCCGTGCCCGACGTGCGGCCGCATGCCACACGTCAAGGCAAACGACTTGGGCCTCAAGCTTGACTGCGAATGCAGAGCAAGCTCGAATCCTGTTTCGGATCCGGTTGCCGCCATCGAACTCTGGGAGCGGAACATCGAAAAAAGACAGCGTCTCAATGCCGATGTCGAGTTTCTGAACGGGATCATCGCCCGGTCATCGGCGTCGGATGCAACGGTTCCGGTGGCTCCTCGATCTCGTCAGTGCGATTCCGAAGCTCGTACCGTTCCAGCCGGCCAATCAGCTGCCGCCAAAGGGGAATCCGAATCGCCTTATACCCACTGGCCGGCCACAGATTCTCACCGGAGACACGTCCCACATGACATCGGAGACGCTTCTTCCACCAGCGGAGCCAAGGAATCGAGGGGAAACGGTCATGCGTGACCACGATGATCGAATCCGCATCGGAGTGGTGCATCTGCAATACGACGGACTCGCCCGGGGCGATGGATGGCATGGAACTTTCCCAGTGACGTAAGTCGTTGCCATGCGAAGGCTTGAGTTCCACCGCGACAACGCAGCCGGAGCCGACGAACCGGACGTCAATGGCTGGCGCTGTGCCGATGTTCTCCAAGGTCAGTGGCTCGCCATACAGATCGCGATTACCAGACAGATGCTCCGGCAGCACAACTTCACGCCGTGTAAGCACAAGATTCGGCCGGTTCCTGTCGAAATAGCGCAACAGCAGCGTGACCGCCGTGGACGTTACGACGCTCGCCGGTACCACCGAGGACCAATCAATACCGGTAACCCAACTCATATTTCACCAATCATCACGGAAGAACACATGAGAACGATTCTAAGGAGAATCACATGAACAACGAAATACAGAAGTTCGATTTCAAGGGCGCGGCATTGCGTACCTTGACCGACGAGGCGGGGGAGCCCTGGTTCGTGCTCAAAGATTGTATGAGCATCCTTGACCTTGGCAATCCAACTGAGACCGTCAAAATGTTTGATAAGGATGAGTTCAGTACTACTGAAGTCATCGATTCGATTGGTCGCCGGCAGCAGACGTATATCATCAGCGAACCTGGTCTTTACCGTCTTGTGATGAAGTCTCGGAAGCCGGAGGCCAAGGAGTTCCAGCGTTGGGTGACGCATGAGGTGCTGCCGTCCATCCGCAAGCACGGCGGCTATATGGCCGGCCAGGAACGGATGACACCGGAACAGATGGCGTTGGCCAGCATGCGATGGCTGCAATCCAAGGTCGACGAACAAGCCAAACAGCTCAAAGCCCAGGAAGGCAAGGTCCTGTTCGCCAACGCGGTCGAAACCGCGAGGACGTCCATCCTTGTGGGCGATTTCGCGAAGATCCTGAAAAGCAACGGCATCGACATCGGCCCACGGCGCCTGTTCGCCTGGCTCCGCGAGCATGGATGGCTCATCAAGGCCAAGGGCTCTAGTTGGAACATGCCCACACAGAAGGCGATGGACCTTCACCTGTTCGAGGTCAAGGAGACGACCATCAGCCACTCGGACGGGCACACCACGATCAACAAGACGCCGAAGATGACCGGCAAGGGGCAGACGTATTTCGCCAAACTGTTCCTCGCGAAACCAACACAGGAAGCGGGTGCGTGATGAGTGAGACATGGCTGCCGGCATGCATATCGCTTACTGCTGGCTTGTTCAGTCTTTCCCTGGCTTTGCTTCGGATCCTCGTCGATCTTGATCCGATCGGTTGGATCCTGTCGTTGGGGGAGTGTCAAGAGTCCGGGAAAGCGGATGCAGTCGGGGATGTGCAAATAACCATAATCCCAGTCTCGAATGTTCGAACCGGTATCTCGTCAGAGTTGGCAAATGCCGTCTCGTTTCCGGTATCGGATGGCGCGGCTGTTCCGGGAGCGACCCATGAATCGAATAGGAACGGAACACGCGGCGCATCAAATGCGTCGGCTGCTTCGTCCAATGGAGGCGTATCGCTATGACATCGGCTTTCTCATCGGCGTGCATGATGATATACGCGCGGTCGGCCGCTTTGAATTGCGCGATGCTGCTCGGAGTCATGAACTCGGTGTTGTCGCCGATGGGTCTCAGGAGCAGGAAATACGCCTTGCATCCAATCCCCTCGATTGAGACGTCGTACGCGTCGCCGTCACCGGAATTGTACACGGAGCAGACGGAATCCGGCTCGGCCTCGTCTCGAGACTCCAACCAGTCAGAAAATCCGGGCACCGTTGAGGAAATCGGTAATTCAGGATTCGTCGAGTGTTCCAGCAGGGTCCAGTCCGCCTGCGGCCTGTTATGCCATGGCCACCAAACGGTCAATCCGGCGCCAAACAGCGAGGCCGCGGCACCGGCCCATGCGGCCAATACGGATCCATCCATTGATTCTTCTCCTAACTGTTCGGCCCGCACGTCGGAAATGCGGGATGACACCGATTTTAGGAGGGGGCCGGGCGGTTCTCCTAACGCCGACCGGCATTACACACGCAAAGGAGGCGCGTGATGGAAGACGATACGACGTTCGCTGCGCTCGCTGAGGTCCTGAAACCGATGAACACGACGAAGGACATCGCGGACCGTTGCGGCATCAAGGAGGGCACCTTGGCGTACTGGCGTGGTGCGGGAATCGGTCCGAAGTTCGTGAAGGTCGGACGGACCGTCATGTATCCGAAGGAGCCGATGATCGCCTACTTCAAGGAACACCTCTACCAGAGCACATGTGAATACGAGGGAAAGGAGTCGGCATGAAAACGATTCGCAAGGCCTGCGTGCAGGCAGTGTTCGACGAGTTCGAGACCCAGGGCGAAATAGTCCACCCATTCAAGGACGTGGATGCGGAGGCCATGAGGTCGCTCGGCCACATCGTCGGCTACATCGACCTCGACGTCACCGGTCTCGTGGACCTCATCATCGACACGATCAACAAGGAGCTGTGATGACACTCAGGAGAATCGACGCGGAAACGCTGCTGACGCCACCCGCACCGCCGAAGGACACGGTGATCATGTTCGGCTTGACCGGCTATGCGATTCGCGTCACGGGCAAGGGCACCAGCCTCATGGCACTCGACATCGACGGAAGCCAGGAGCTGGCGAGCATCGGGAAAGACCAGGCAAGGACATTCATTCAAAAAATCGGAGGCGCAAGATGACCGACAACGATTATCGCATCGAGGACAGGTTCGAAAAGGGAAGGCCGAACTACACGCTCAGGCGTTTGAAGTTCGCGCTGGCCGTGGTCGGCCTGGTCGTGAGCGTGACGCTCATGCTCACCTGGCATGGCGGCGGTCTGACGGGCGCGCTTGTGGTTGAGGGCGTGTATCTGGCCACGGCCCTGTGGCTGACGGTCAGGTTCGCTCCGCGCGATGACGTGGATGGCGTCTGACCGTATCCGCCGGCGTACAAGGACGCGGACGGATGGCGGAGGCGTGTGTCCCTTCATCTCACATTGCATTTCACGCATGCACTCTCACGTCTTCCGCCGTCACGCCATCCGCTGCGGGTTCGAATCCCGCCGCCGGCGCTTGGCCGGACCGTCAGCGCCGCCCGCATCCCCGCTTCGTTCAGCTTTCTTGGGGTGTGGGAACGATGGGCGTGCTCCAGTGCTGTCATGGCGCCCAGCGGTCCGGCTCATATCAATCAATCTCATATCAATCAAGGTCAAGGGAGGAACCGATGAAGGAGATTCTGCCGCATTGGCATTTCAGTCCGAACGCTCCGGTCAAGGACGTCGGCATGGAGGGGATGACGCGTGGCGACAGGGCCGTGGCGGAGGCGTGCCGTCGGACGATGGAGACCGAGGCGTGGAAGGAGCTGGTGATCCTCGAATCGTTGGGCGTGCGTTTCAACGGACTGGTGGGCCGGTTCGTGTCCGAGGTGGCGTCTCCGGTGTTGGAGGTGATGCCTGGTGACAGTTTCCATCAGGGCGCCGCCGCGCAGTTGACGCACATGGTGAAGACCAGGGATGGTGGCGAGACCATCCGCATCATCAAGACTCTCGCCGTGAAAGGTAGGTTCTAATGGCTGGTGAGACGATTATCGCGGTGGTGGGCAATCTGACCGCGGATCCGGAGATTCGTACCACTGGTAGCGGCGCAGCCGTTGCCAGCTTCACGATTGCCTCAACCCCGCGCACTTGGAACCGTAACACGAACCAGTTCGAAGACGGTCAGGCTTTGTTCATGCGCTGCTCCGCGTGGCGCGACATGGCCGAACATTGCGCGCAAAGCCTGGCAAAGGGCATGCGTGTGATCGCCCAGGGCAGGCTGACACAGCATTCATGGGAGGACGAGCAGCATCAGCGCCGAACTTCCATGGAATTGCAGGTGGACGAGATCGGGCCGAGCTTGCGCTATGCGACCGCGCAGGTGGCCAAGGCGCAGCGTGGCACGGCTGGAGCGTACGGCAATCCGTCCTCCGCTCCGGCGGGCTATACGGGCGGGGCCACCGCTGCCGGCACCTCGCTTCCGCCGTCCGACCCGTGGGGTCAGCCACAGGACAAATCGGCATCGTTCGGTGATTTCGGCAAGCCGGAATCCGAACCGGATTTCTAAGGACGAATCATGAGTATCACCATAGAGAATCTGCAAGTGGACGACCTGCATGCCAACCCGCATAATCCACGCAAGCAGGTCGGCGACGTGGAAGAACTGGCGTCGAGCATCCGAAGCCAGGGCATCAAACAGCCTTTGCTGGTCACGCCGACCGGCGAGACGGACATCGGCGGACACAAACAGTACCGTGTCGTGATCGGCCACCGCAGGCTCGCCGCGGCCAGACAGGCGGGACTCTCGACCGTGCCCGCGATCGTCGAGGAGATGGACGCGCGCCGCGAACGCGAGATCATGCTCGTGGAGAACACGCAACGCTCCGACCTGACTCCCGTGGAGGAGGCCGACGGCTACCAAGGGCTTCTCGACCTGGGTGTGCGGGTCAAGGAGATGGCCGAGAAGACGGGACGCAGCGACCGGTTCGTTCGCAGACGGTTGAAGATAGCCAGAATCCCGCAGGAGACGCGCGACATGTCCTCCGATTTCAGCCAACTGTCGCTCGACCAGTTGGACAAGCTCGCCGAATTCGAATCCGACCCCGACATGCAACGCGAGCTCGCACGGTCCACCGACTTCGAATGGACATACCGAAGGCTCGTCAGCGAACGCGACAAGACGAAATGGTGCGGTGAGGCCGACAAGGCGCTCGCGAAGGCCGGTGTCAGGGTCGAGTCCTTCCCGGACGGGAAGAACTATTGGACGTTCGAACCGCGCGGCTACAGGCGGCGCACCGTCATTTCCTCCACTCGGGATCCGTTCTGGAAGCAGTTCACGGGCGAGGATGGGTGGTCGGAATTCTGCGTCTTCAAGAACCACGGCGACTACTGCCTGTACGAGCCGATTCCACTCGACCAGCTCGAATGGGCTGAGAGCGCGAAAGCCGAACGTCAGGCCATCATGGCACGGGGGGAGGAACTCGACCGCAAGGCTAGGGACTTCGAGGCGATTGCGAGGGACACGCGTTTCGCATGGATGCGAACCAACCTCCACACGCTCACCCGCGAACAGACAGTGGCGGGAATCTGCGAACTCGCGCTTGCTGAGACGGTTGGCTGGCATTCGATGTTCGTGGGCCAGCGCCTCCATGGCGAGGGTGTCGTGGAGGCGCTCATCGGTTTTGGATGGAATCTGCCGATTACTGAGCATGACGACGAGCACTGGTCGTTGGAATGCAAGGAGAACCTCGACCAGATCCGCATGGTGTTGAGGGACAGGCCGCTGCGGATCCTCGACGTGCTGGCCGCACGCCAGGAGGACAACGCCGATTGGCGTGCGTGGCGCACCATGCGCGGCGTTGATGAGATGTGCGTCTGGTACGGCGCATTGGAACACCTCGGATACCAGCCCAGTGCGGAGGAACGCGAGGCACTCAAGGGCGCGATGGTCGAAAAGGAGCAGAAATCATGAGTATGGAAAATGTGCGGAAGCTGCTGTACCAGGAATGGGACCTCGACCCATATGAGCTTCGCATCACGATGATGGTGGCGGACTGGACCGGCGATGACGGCAAAGGGTTCGCATGCAGCACGAAGACCATCGCGGCACGGCTGCATATGTCGGACCGCACCGTGAAGAACAAGCTCAAATCGCTTCGTGAGAAGGGTTTTCTGGAATATGGCAACCAACGTCTTGTGGAGGATTATGCGCCGAACCGTCGTCCGAAGGTGTATAACCTGCATTTCCCCAAGCGTGGGAGTGCACGCCGTGCACCCCAGAAACCGACAGGGAAAAACAGGGGTGCATATCATGCACCCCAAGAAACTGATGTGCAACTGGGGTGCACTTGCGGTGAATCTGCGGTGAATCTGGGGTGCACGCAGTATGCACACAATACTATTAATACTCCTAATACTCCTAAAACTATTGAGAGAGACGCGCGCGCGAGAAAACCAATCCCAATACCAGCCGACTGGAAACCCTCTGAGGAACACCGGGCGCTCGCCGACCGGCTCGGCATCGACTGCAGCATCGAAGCCGACAAATTCCGCGACAGGGCCCTCGACTCGGGAGCCCGCTCGGCCGACTGGAACGCGAAATACCGCAACTGGCTCATCAAAGGCAAGGAACGCGGATTCGCCACACTAAAGGATTCCAACGTTCGCCGACGGTATACGTGGGGCAGCGAAGAGGTGAAACGCGTAGTCGGCTCGATAGCCTGCGAGGGCACGGACACGTACATGGAGCTCGCATGCAAGGTCGCCGACCTGCTCAACCAAGGCGTGGTGGACCCGGACATGCTGCGCCGTCAGCTCGCGAACGTGCCCGGCGACGTATTGGCCGAACAATTGTTCGAACAGGAGGCGGCGGCATGAACGCCATGACCATCGCACACATGGCCGGTATCCTCACCTCGGCCATCCAGGCCGCGGACCGATTGGAACTCGACGCGCTCAAAGGCCCGGCGCTCGCCGATATGGACCTTGACCGTATCTGCGATATCAAACGCGACTGCTCGACCTGCATCAACCTGCTCGAACAAATCGGAAGGGAGCGACGATGAGCGACCGGCAATTCCAGGAATCGAAACGCATCGCGCTCGCACGTCAGGGCTGGCATTGCCTTCGCTGCGGACGCAACCTGCACGACCCGAGCGTCTGGCCGGGCAGGAGCGGCCACCACCGGCAGCTGCGCCGTCGAGCCGATCCCGCTGTGCGTGACCTGCCGTGCAACATCGTCGAACTGTGCGGGTCCGGCACGACCGGCTGCCATGGTTGGGCGCACGCGCATCCGGCCAAGGCGGAACGGTTCGGCTACATCATCCCGAGCTGGCGCGATCCGCTCAACGCGCCGATACGCGACTGGAACGGCGACTGGTGGTGGCTGTTGGATGACGGCACGGCGCAACGGCTCACGCAAATCGAAATCATCGAATGGCAAAGCAATTGGAAGGAAGAATCATGAGGAAACAGGACAAAGACCTGAACGTGAAGCCGGAGGCGCTGCTCTGGCTCGACTTCGAAACGACCGGTACGGACAGGAATGACAGTCTGCCGTTGGAGGTCGGCATGGAATGCACCGACGTGCTGGGCGAACATTCGTATGGATCCCTGCATCGCATCATCAGACCGGACTATCTCAATCTGTTGGGCATGAGCCCGGTCGCGTTCTCGATGCACACGGACAATGGATTGCTGTTCGAACTGTTGAACGGCTCCGCGCACGACGACTGCGTGGGTGCTGTGGCGAACGCAGTGGAGGAGTATCTCGACTCGCTCTCGCAACGGTTCGCCCTGGTTCCGGCGGGCACGAACGTGGATTTCGACATCGACTTCCTGAAACGCCTGAACCTCAACCCGGACGCTTGGCTGAGCTACAGGAAGTTCGACCTGACCACGTTGAGACGCTACATCAGGTTCCTGGATTGCCCCGAGGATCCGTACAAGACGCATGCCGGCACGCACAGGGTGCGCGACTGCATACGACGCGACATCAACGACTACAAGTGGTACCGCAAGCTTCTGAAGGGAGCATGGTGATGACCGTGGCCGCCATGATGCTCCTGTGCGCGGCCGTCCTGGTCGCTTGGATCGGAGGCCGGCCATGACGGTCCAGACGCATATGGCGTGGAAGTACCGGAATCCCGCCGACCTAATCGGCCGTCGATGCATCGCGCTCACCGGCATGGATGTCACGTTGGACGGCCCATTGGATCTGATCCGGTTGAGCCCGGTCCACGCGGTCCTGAAATACCGAGGCATAGGACTGCACGTCATCGACTGCGACCTACGCCACCACGCGAACAAAACCTCGGACGGCATCCGCGCCGTCGTCATCACGGAAGGCAAACCATGAAAAACACCACATCGCATGCCAGGAAATGGCATAGGACCAGTCCATGCCCCTACTGCGGCACGAGGAAACCAAGCATCGAACCATACGCCCGGATCATCGGAGCCACGATGCACTGCATCTGGATCGCCAAATGCCGTGCATGTCCGAACGCCGTCTGGATCACCACCCCGGACGACAGCATCAAAACCGCGATCCGCGGATGGAACCGATACGCCAACGGCGGATGGCGCAAACACCAGGAGGAAACAAAATGAGAAAAACAACACGCATCACACTCGCCATCACCGTCATATGCATGGCGCTCGCCGGATGCGGAAGCGCGTCGGAGCCTTCCACGCCAGCGCATGCGGTCAGGTCCGTCGACTCGCAGTGCTCCGCCGGGGCCGACGTATTCACGGAATGCGTCATCACCCTGACCGACACGAGGCAAGTGGACTGCATCGTCTACTCGACGAACGGCAAGCAGGCCGGCCTGTCCTGCGACTGGAGCCATGTGAGCGTAGCGGGCAAGGAGCCGGCAAGATGAGCTACAACGTCGTCACCACGGAAGGCGTCAGAACGTTCGAGAACATCGACGATGCCGGCGACTACGCGCAGGCCATGTCCTTGAGGACTGGCGAGCCGGCCAAGGTGTTCCATGCCGAGACCGGACTCGTCGCATTCACCGTCCGCCCAACCACGAAGGACACGAAATGAGACTCGATTTCAACAGCAAGGATGGCGTTTTCGCCATCAAAGCCGAAAACGAAGAGGAAAAAACCCAGCTCAAAACGTCGGCGGTCGCCATCTGCAATCTCATCATCGATTTTTTCGACGGTGAAGTCCAAGAAATGAAGGCGGCGAAGGAATGAAACGCATCACACTCAAGGACACAAAATGAGCAATCGAAGTTATTTGGTGCCAAGGCCGCCGCCCCGAATGTGGATACGCATCTTCCACCGCAAACCATACGAGACGATCATCCAGCAAATACGAAGGGAAACGAAATGAAAGTGAAGAAAACCCTCATGGACATGATCATCAAATGGCATCAGGCCGGATACAGCCTCGATGAGATCGCGCCACTGATGCCACAAGTCCCCAAAGAGGAAATCAAAGCGATCATCCAACACACCCGCGAATAACAAGAAACCCGACCTTCCGGCCGGGCTCCTGGCATCACCACAAACCAGACTACACCCGCCGGAGGGAATCGAACAAATGAACGAACCAACCAACGAATCCCAACCAACATCAAACCAGACACAACCAGCACAAACCAACCAACACAAGCCAGCGCTCGCCGGCATGTGCCGAGTGTGCGGCGGGGAGTGCCGTATCCAGGCCACGATGTGCGACAAGTGCGAGACCGCTTTGAGGGGATGGATCCACGACTATCCGTCATGGATCCAAGCCCTGCGCGAGTTCCTGGATTCGACGGCGCATTACGGAGGCCGCCAGCCTGGACGTGTCAACCTGCAGTCCGCGCCCACGCCGATCAGACTCTCGGTCGTTGACCATCTGCAGGAGATCGAGGATGCGGTGACGGCGTTGTGGTGTCGATTGTATGCGCCGCCGGCCATGCCATGGGCCACAAGCATCGCGGTCCCGTCCATCGTCGACATGCTCAAGGCATGCTGGTCATGCCAGCGGTTGAACCGACTGCCGGACATCGGTTTGATCTGGCATGACTGGGAGCGGTTGGTGCGCAAGACGCTGGCCATCATCGACGTGCCACCATCCAGGCACGGCATCGGCAGGTGCCTGAATCCTCTGTGTGGAGTGGAGCTGAGTGCGGAGGTCGGCGCGGTGAGCGTTGATTGTCCGGTGTGCGGCAACGCTTATCGCGTGGTCGATGTGCGATTGTGTTTCCTGCGGGAGTGCATCGAATCGGGCAGGGCGTTCACGGCGGGGGAGTGTGCTGAGCTGCTGCGCGAATGCGGGTTCCAGTGCAATGCGAATACGATTCGCTCGTGGCGTAAGCGTGGCAGGCTTCAGCCGGTCGGTGAGAACGTGAAGGGACGGCCATTGTACAGGCTTTCGGACGTGCATCGGCAGGTGCTGCGGCGCGATTCGATTTGACAAAATCGAAAGTGCAACGCAGAATTGTCAGTGGATTAGAGGGTTCAAACCGAGGTGACTTGGTTTGAACCCTTTTCATATCCGCCATGGATTCTCCTAACTCCCTGTGTTGCAGTCCCGTCCTGTCCGAACGGCATATCGGACACGCTCCGCCCACTCCCGTCAGAGTGGGCATACCTCAATGTGGCAGGCAAGCCAATCCCGTGCTTCCGTGATGCGGTGATGCTCAAATCCGCCTGCCGGTATGCCTTCGTAGGAATCAGTGGTAGATCGTACCGGCCGCGAGTCTTTATTGGATTCGCTTCCTTGTGGCCGCGTGTGGACGCGGGTTCGAATCCCGCCGAAGGCACCCATGAAACAAACCCGGGGTAGGGGTATTGACAATCCGGGAGGGGCATTCGCAGATGATGGGGAGCCCCTACAAGACACGGGAGTGTCCATATACGGGAGCCCCTATACCGGCATTCCAGCAAGCCAACGGCGAAGATAGTCGTCGGCAAATCCACGGCACCCCGGGGCTCATACATGCGGGGAGGCCACATGAGCAAGCGGCGCAACGAGCGTGTCAGCAACGGCTGGCGGCGCAGACAGCTCAGGGCAAGAGTCCTGGCCGCATACGACGTGTGCGCCATCTGCGCCCAGCCGGTCGACAAGACATTGAAGACACCACATCCGATGAGCGCCGAAGTCGACGAGCTCATACCAGTCTCACGCGGCGGTGATCCATACAGCTTCGCAAACTGCAGGCTCACGCACCGCAGATGCAACAGGATGAAGAGCGACAAGACAGACGAACACGCACGAGCGCTGCTGGCTGGCAGACAGGAAGTGAAAGCAAGCTCGATGCCGTTCAAAACGTTCGGCATCTGACTCCGATACCAGGGCGGGGACCCCGGGTACACCCCCTCCCGGTCGCCTCGGGTGCAGTGCCGATTTCTCCCCGCGGATTCAAACGTCGGAAACAGGGGAAACAACGAAAGGTCGGAAAGCGAGGATTACGCCGATGAAGTGCGAACTCTGCGGCAAGGAATTCCAGCCTTCCGGCCACGGGCGGCCTCAGAAGTACTGTTCCAAGTCCTGCCGCCAGAAAGCCGATTATCGTCGGAAAAAGAACAGGCCCGCACAGGACCGGAACAGTAAGCCGCCCGTCAAAGCCGTGGAAACGAAACAGAAGCCGGAGCAGGATCTCGACCAGCGGAGCTTCGAACGGATGATGGACGGCAGCATGCTGGACATACTGCGAGACAACCGTGACCTGCTGCTCAAGGCCATGGCCGATCCCACGACGCCGGCGAACGCGCTGCCCGCGATCAGCCGCCAGCTCATCGCCGTATGCGACCGCATCGAATCGCTCCAGGTCGGTGGCCTGACCGACCTGCTGGACGATGAGGAAGACGAGGTGACGGACGATGTCGGAGCGTCGATTGTCTGAAATCGCCAAGGTCCTCCGCCAGCCGGAAGGCATCGTCGGCAGCGAGTTCACGCGAATCAACAAAGCTGCGCGCAAGGCCGGCATCCGTTTCGACTTGTGGCAGCAGGGCTTCTTGTGGCTTCTGTTCGCCAAGAACGCGGAAGGCAAGTATGCGTGTGGCGCGGACGGCGCCGTGCTGTCCAGCTGCAGGCAGATCGGCAAGACCTTCACCGTCGGCACCGCGTTGTTCCTCAAGGCGATACTCACACCGAACCTGAAAGCCATCTGGACCGCCCACCATACGCGCACCAGCGACGAGACATTCGCGGACATGTGCGAGATGGAGCACAATCCAGTGCTCGGCCGGTACGTGGAACGCATTCGCAGAGCAAACGGCCAACAGGAGATCACGTTCACGTCCGGCAGCCGCATCATGTTCGGCGCCCGCGAAAACGGTTTCGGCCGAGGATTGCACAGCGTGGACGTGGCCGTGTTCGACGAAGCGCAGATCCTCACAGTGCGCGCGATGGACAACATGATTCCGGTTTTGAACACGAGTCCTAACCCCCTGGTCGTGTATATGGGCAATCCACCCAAGCCGGGAGACCAGTGCGATGCGTTCACGGAGAAACGCATGCATGCGCTGAACCATGACGGAAACCTCCTCTACGTGGAGCTCGCCGCCGACAAGGACGCGGATCCGGACGACCGCGAACAGTGGGCTAAAGCGAATCCCAGCTATCCGAAGCGTACAAGCGAACAGGCAATCATGCGCATGCGCAACAACCTGTCGGACGATTCATTCCGTCGTGAGGCGCTTGGCATATGGGACGAGACCGCCACCGCATACGCCATCAGTCCCGACCTGTGGCAGGCCGCGGCCGTCGACGACGTGCCCGAGGGCGGCACGGTGAGCTTCGGCATCGACATGCCTCCGGACAGGAGCGTGCTGACCATCGGAGCGGCGCTACGATACGCGGACGGTTCGGCCATCGTCCAGATGGCGAACATCAAGGACGCGCGGCAGGCGGGAACCATGTGGGCCGTGGACTGGCTCGCTGAACGCTGGCCGAAGACCGCCAGCGTGGTCATCGACGCCCAGTCGCCCGCTATGAGCCTGCTGCCGGAACTGAAGAAAGCACATGTGAAGGTCATGGTCACGAACATGCAGGAGATGGGCCGCGCATGTGGCCGGTTCCTCGACATGCTCAAAGCCGGAACGCTCAAGCATCCGCGGGACGAATACCAGCCGCAGCTGGCCGCAGCCGTCAAGGGCGCGACCACGCGCCCATTGGGACAGTCCGGCGCGATCGCCTGGAACAAACTCGGCAGTGACATTGACATAACCCCGCTCGTGTCCACCACACTCGCCCTGTACGGGGCGTGCACGACGAAACGACATCCGGGAAGACGACAGGAGGTGATGGTCTGATGGTGTTCTACATGGCCGACGGCACTACGGTAAGCACGGCACCGAAATTCACCGGCAGCAGCTACCTCGATACCGCGAGCGGCAACATCGGCGCCATCCTCGGCGTCGACGACGAGGACATGCCCATCATCCACGAACTGTTGCGCGTATGGCGAGAGAAATATCCACGCAACCTGATCCGCGGAGCCTACTACGACTGCAAGGAACGGTTCAAGGACTTCGGAATCTCCATCCCGGACCAGATCAAAAACAAGGTCGAGGCGATGATTGGATGGCCGGAACTGGCCGTCCGCTCATTGAGCGATTTGAGCGACCTGGAAGGGTTCAGCATTTCCGGTGACGACACGATGGGTGTTGGCGACCTGTTCGAGGACAACCAATTGGACGTGGCCACGTCCGAACTGATCGTATCCGCATACAAGCATTCATGCAGTTTCCTGACCATCGCCGCAGACCCGGAGGATCCGGAACGAATCAGTATGATTCCGCGTTCCGCCGACTGGTCCGCGGGCATCTGGGACCGGCGCAACCATCGTCTGGCCGCCGCGTTGACCATCACCGAGGACGATAAGGACGGGCGGATATGCGCGTTCAACGTGTGGCTTCCAGGCAAGGTCTACGAATGCTCCGGCCACCTGATGCCATGGCGTGCGGAGAAAAACGAAACGAACTTCGATCAGCCGACGGTCGTCTCGCTCGCCTATGACAGGCAGATGGACCGGCCGTTCGGCCACAGCCGCATCAGCCGTTCGCTCATGAGCCTTGTCGATGCTGGATTCCGTACCGTGGTCCGCATGGAGGCGTCTGCCGAATTCTATTCCGTCCCCAAACTCTGGTTCATCGGAGCGAACAGGGACGCGTTCAGCAGCAACACGTGGAAGAGCCTCATCCAGGCGATCAACGCGATCAGTGCCGACGAGGACGGCAACCTTCCCCAATTGCAGCAGGTGCAGCAGGCGTCCATGACACCCCATTCGGACATGCTCAAGACGATGGCCATGCTCGTCGCCTCGCAGACCCGGGTGCCGGTCGACTACCTGGGCATCACATTGGACAACCCGACCAGTGCCGAGGCCATGGCGTCCGCCGAACGACGTCTGACACGCATCGCAGACAAGCAGAACGTGGCCTTCGGACGGGAACTCAAACGGGCCATGGGCATCGCCGTGGCGTTGCGCGAAGGCGCGAACACGATACCGGACTCCATACGCGACGTGCACCCGGTATGGGCACCGACAAGGGAGGTCTCCGATGCGGCGCGCGCCGACGCGTTCACGAAGATCGCCGACAAGGTCACCGGCTACGCCGACTCCGACGTCGGACTCGAACGCCTCGGCCTGAGCCGTGAGGAAATCGCGCGTCTACGCGCCGACCAGCGCAAGGCACGCGCGCAGAACGTCGTGGACCAGCTCAAGATCCGCGCGGCGCAAAACAGCCAGCAGCAGGAGGCGTCAGATGAATCTGAACAATCTGAATCTGCCTCCGGAACGCCGCAAAGCATTGGAACAGGTGCTTGACCAAGCATGGAAGGACTACCAGGACAACCTCACGAACCTGACCGACGCGGCCGCCGATGAAATCGAGACCGTACTGGAACGCGACCCGTTGAACGCGCGCGAAACGGTGCGTGAATACACGGCCGCGGCCAACCGTCTCGCCGACGACTATTATGCGACGGTACGCACCGCATGGGCCGAATACGCTGGCGTGACCATGCCAGACTTCGACCTTGGATCTGACCTGGAACCGGAACGGGTACTTTGGCAGGTCCAAGGCGGCTTCGCCAACACCGACTACAACGGATTGACCTACTCGCAGGTCATGGCAGGCCAGGCACGATCCGGCGCGACCATCGACGACCTGTGGCCATCATTCTCGAACATCGACGACGCGCAACAGTTCATCACCGACATGATCCGCACCGGCGCCCGATTGACCGAACGACGGAACATACGACTCGACCCCACGAAACCAAAATGGGCGAGAGTACCAAAAGGTCCCAAAACATGCGCGTTCTGCGCCATGCTCGCCTCACGCGGCTACGCATACACCAGCGAGGAAGCGGCAGGTGGCAAAGGCAACATCTACCACGCCGACTGCCATTGCCAACCCATGCCGAACTGGGGCAAACAGGTGCTCGCCGGATACGACGAAACCGCATACAAAGCCGAATACGAGCGAATGAAAGCGCTCGCCGACCGCGAATACGATGGAGACATTCTCAAAGCGTACAGGAGCTCTCCCGGCGTGTGCACGGATTCCGTGGTCCCCGAAGCATTGAAGAAGACTCCGGGCCGTCCGCCGAAGTTCGACGCGAAGCATCCGTTCAGGACCTTCCTTGGAAGCGAAAACCTGAGGGATGCGGTCGTGGGGACGAATCCGATGTTCGATGAGGGTCCGGAATACAGGAACAACTGCCAGCGTTGCGTCGTCGCTTACGAAATGCGCAGGCGAGGATACGCAGTCACCGCGATGCCGAGGCCGATGGATCCCAGGACAGGACTTCCGGCCTTGGACACGGACACTAACCGGTGGGGAAGCTCCTTTAAAGGCGATTGGCGGTCTTGTGGCTCCGATTCAGGTCTTGATGGCGCTTCGGCGCTTTTGGATGAATGGGGCAAAGGCAGCCGCGCGTTCGTCGAAGTGGAGTGGCTTGATGGAACGAGGCATGTCTTCGTCGCGGAGAACCTGAAAGACGGGATACATTTCATGGACCCGCAAACCGGGTCGATGAACGTGTCAAGGTATTTCGAAATGGTCAACCATGGCATGACACGTATAATGAGGGTAGACGATGCGGAACCTACTGAACTGGTGTTGAAATACTGCAAGGAGGGCCAGAGATGATATTGGCGGATGCCATCGGCCTCGTCCTTGCCGAATATCCCGGCATGAGGGCGATAGGCGCTGCGGAAAATTCCGACGCATGGATCATCGGCCTTGATTTCGCCGCTTCGACCAGTGAACATCCGGTACCTGGGACGCCAAGCATCGCGGTCGATAAAACATCAGGCGTTTTGCATAGCCTTACTCCTGGAACGGATGAATTCTGGCATTACATGACCGGTGCCAGGAAAGTGCCCATCCCACAGGTCTGAAATCATTCCAAGCCACCCACATGGGTGGCTTTTCTTATGCCATTTTTGGTGGATTGCCGGAGTAGACGAACGGACCCGACTGTAAATCGGGTGCTTCACAGCCACGCAGGTGCGAATCCTGCATCCACCACTCGACCAGCCGGTCCGGTTGGCGGCGACCATGCGCCGTATCGCGTGGGAGGACCATACAGCGCACCGTGGCGCGGTCGAACTCGAATTCACGGGAAACAGCAAGAAGGAGCACAGCATGTTCAACAGATTCCGATTCCCGGCCCGTATCCGTCTCATCGACGGCGGCGGGGACGAGGGCGGTTCCGGCGATAGTGGCGACGGCGGCGAGCCGAAATCGTTCACCCAGGAACAGGTCGACCAGATCGTCGAGAAAAGGTTGGCGAAGGAGCGCGGCAAGTACAAGGACTACGACGAGCTCAAATCAAAAGCCATGAAACTCGACGAGATGGAGAACGCCGGAAAGAGCGAAATCGACAAGCTTAAGGAATCGAACGCCGCATTGCGCAAGCAGATCGACGACGCCGCGGCCGAGAAACAGCACGCCGAATGGGTGTCCGAAGTCGCCAAAGACAAGGACGTTCCGGCCGAACTGCTCCGCGGCGGCAGCAAAGAGGAACTCGAAGCGCATGCGGACCTCCTGCGAGCGGCATTGCATCCAGCATCCAAGCCGCCGAGGGTGAAGAACCAGACAGGCTCTCCTTCGCACCAGAACAACAACAAGGACGCCGAAGAGCTCTCGTACATCCATCAGCTCCTCGGCAGATAACGACTGAAAGGACAAGCCATCATGGCGATGAAAACAGACCAGATCAAGCTCCCCGTGAGCGTGGCCACCGAAATCGTGAACAAGGCCAAGGACACCAGCACCATCGCGTCCCTGAGCCCCAGCACGCCGCAGATCTTCTCCGACGCCGACTACCTCGTGTTCAACGGCAAGAGCGAAGCCGAGGTCGTGGCCGAAGGCGCGGTCAAGAACAGTTACGAGCAGACCGTGGATTCCGTCGTGGCGAAGCGCTTCAAGGTGCAGACTACCACCCGCGTCACGAGCGAACTCCAGTGGGCCGACGAGGACAACCAGCTGCAGATCATCCGCAGCATCCAGGCGGATCAGGCAGCCGCTTTGGGCCGTGCGCTCGACTACGTGATCTACCATGCGATTAACCCGAAGACCGGCACCGCGCTTTCCGGATTCAACCCGTTGAGCACGTCCGCCGTGCAGGTGATCGCCGGCGATGACGAAATCAGCAACGTGGACGCCCTGGCCGATGCGCTGAACGACTCCTACGACATCAACGGCGTGGCATTGTCCAAGACTTGGGCGTCCCGTCTGCGCAAGCTGCGCGTCCCCTCCACCGGCATGCGCTTTTATCCGGAGATTCCGCTGAACCTGCAGGCCGGCAGCCTGGACGGCATCACCGCCGCGACCTCTGGCACCGTCAACGGACAACTGGCCTCGACCCCGACGAAGGTGCTCGCGTTCATGGGAGACTTCAGCCTCATCAAATGGGGCATGGTCCGCGACCTGACCAGCGAGATTATCGCCTACGGCGACCCGGACCAGACCGGCGTGGACCTGAAGGCCCACAACCAGATCGCATACCGTACCGAAGCGATGTACGCGTTCGCCGTCATCGACCCGAACGCGTTCGCCGTGCTCAAGACCAAGTGAGGTGAACGATGAGTTTCCCCATCCAGACGCTTGTGATCAACCCTGCAGGCGAGGAAAAGCACACTGTCGGCCCGTTGGACGCGCAGGTGCGGCTTGTCAACACTGACGGCACCGCCTTCTCCGCCGGTTCCGGTGCCTACGAACTGCCGGAGGCCGGCAAGGACACCCTCGGCGGCATCAAGCAGTTCGCGCCCGAACAGACGATTGGCAACGTTGACGGCAACATCGTCAAGGCCGCCGCAGCCGCTCCGACCAAGGATGAATTCGACAAGCTCGTCACGGCTTTCAATACTTTGGCGAAACAGTTCGATGACACTATCACCGGCCTCGCGGCCTCCGGGGTGATCAAGCTGCCGGACAAGAAGTGACCATGACGGACGAACCGGACATGTTCGCCACCTCCGACGATCTCGAACGGAGGTGGCACAAGCTCACCGACGAGGAACGTCAGAAAGCCGACACGCATCTCGCGGACGTGACCGACTACATCAAGGAACGCTCGCCCATCTGGCGGCGGCTCCTCGAAGAACGGCCACGCCTGCTGACGAAGATCACCTGCGACATCGTCCGCAGAATCATGCAGGCCGACCCGTACGACATTCCCGGCGGCATCACGCAGATGAACCAGACCACCGGCAGCTTCAGCGAACAATACAGTTTCGGAGCGCCCACCGGCGATCTCTGGCTGCGCGACGACGAGAAACGCATCCTTGGCATCAACGCTCAGCGCGCGTTCAGCGTCGACATGGCAACGGGGGAGACGTCCTAGTGGAAACCATCGAAGTGTGGCGCGGCCAGTCCACCACCGACACGGACGGCAACCCCATCCAGGGCAAACCCGCCCGCGTCGGCACGTTCCAGGCGATGGTCGCGCCAACCTCCACCACCGACCAGACCGAGGAGAACGCCAGCCCGCAGACCACCGAATACACGATCCACATCCGCGGAAACCAACCGACCGGCATCCAGGCCACCGACCTGATCAAAGTCAGGGGCCGGCTGCTGCCCGTCAAGGGCAAGCCGCAGGTGTGGGACAACCTCCACGGACGCCACATCGGCGACGTCATCACCGTGGGCGAACGGGAAGGATAAGCATGGCCAAACGATGCAGATTCGTATTCAACCGCAAGGCGTTCAGCCAACAGGTCCTCAAAAACGAGACATTGCGCTCGCGCATGAGGGACGCGGCCGAAGCCGCCGTAGAGGATGACCGTTGCATGGTCCGCGACCATGACGGCAAGAACCGCAGCGGCGTGGCGATCATCTGCCCGGCACCGGTGGAGAAGGCGCACGGCACGCTAGAGGACACGCTCGGAAGGATGCGCGTATGAGCATCCCGGTCACTCCCCGGCGCACGGAACCCCTGCTCCTGCCCAAACTGAGGACACTGTTCCCGGACGTGACGTTCGACACCATCGAACGAAGCGACCTCGAACCTCCCTTCACCGAAGCCACTCTGGCCGACTCCATGCAAGGCATGAGCACCCCAATCTCGCAGTACGTGCGGCTGCGGCTGAGCGTGCGATGCATGAGAGAGGACCATACGGGCGACTGGGACAAGGCCGCACGCCTGTGGGCCGACATCGCGAGGGAGATCATCGGGCTCGGAAACGTCGCGCCGCTCATCGACGCGTCACTCGAATCCGGGCCGGTACGCATGACTGACGAGGACAAGAGGCTGGTGTGCGCGTACGGAGTGCTCCTGCTCGAGGTCACCGTCAACTGAAACACAACAAAAAAAGACGTGCCGCCACACGCGAAGAACGAAAGGCAGACGAATGTCTGACAATAGTAAGAACACGGCCGTCGAACAGGCGGCATCCGAAACCAGCACGCAGGCCGCACAGGGAGCGACCGACTACGGGTACGTGTCCAACGGCAACAATTCCGGCAACGTGCGACTGATCAAAAACTACGCGCTGTTCCTGTTCCCCAAGGGCGACAGCACGTTCGTGGCTCCGACCGGCGTGAACTGGACGCCACCGGCAAGCAAGAAGCCGATCGGCTACTCCACGGAGGACGGCGCCGTACTGCATCCGGAACCGGGCGACAGCACCGACTACAAGGCCCACAACGGCGACATCGTGCTGTCCGACACGGATCCGGGCTACTGGACCCTGCAGCTCGCCGCCATGGAGGGCCGCAAGGATGTGGTGTCGGCCTACTTCGACGTGGACGTCGATTCGGACGGCGGCATCAGCATCAAGGGCGCCGGATTGAAGAAGGAGTGGATCCTCGTGCTGGTCGCGCTCGACCAGCAGGACCGTCCGTTCCTCCTGTACGGCACCAACGCGAAGGTGAGCGACCGTGACGACGTGAGCCTGAAATCCAGCGAGATCATGAACTTCAGCATGACGTTCAAGATGCTCAAGGGCACCAACGGCGAACAGTTCCACGCATGGGGCCTCGTCACTGAAGACGCCAAGTGACACATTGATTCTTCCCGTGCGGCCGATGGCGGTCGGCCGCACGGGACACCCATTCAACCGCCAACCATTAGAACGGAGCCAACATGAGCGACAAAGAATACCATGTCGTGGACGTAGACCTGACCGAAGCGGAAGAGCTCAAACCCGACGTGCACCTCGAGGTCGCCGGCGTCAAACTCGACCTGCCGAACCTCAACAACGCGGAACTGCCCATCGAACTCGTCCAGGCCATCCTCCTGATCAAAAGCAAGCCCGCATTGTCCGACGAGGAAATCACGGCCTGCGTGAGCACGTTCCTCGCCTACTTCCAGACGATGCAGCCGAACTTCTGGAACGTGCTGCGCAAGACCAAACGTCCGATGGCCTACCTCACCGCGACCATCAAGGCGTGGGCCGAGGAATCCGGACTGGACCCAAAAGCGTTTACCTCGCCCACCTCTGGAACAACAATCGCGCGGCACTAGCCTACGACTGGATCCGAGCGTACGGGCAGATCTACAGGCCCGTACGCTTCCGGGAATGGGTTGAAGGCCAACGTCCACGAGTCGATTGGGGACTCGCCTGGGCGTTGACCCGCGAAATCCTCAAAGACCATACGAGCCACTCGTGGATGGCGTTGCAGAACGCCGTCTACGCGCCCGACGGAGCCGAACAGGCGGTCTGGACGCTGTCCGGACAACGCAAACGCCCATGGTTCGACCACGAGCACGACCCGCTCCGCCCGCCAACCCCGACGCACAACCTCACCCGCCGTCAACGCGAGGACAGGGAACGGCTCAAAGCCTACTTCCACATCAACGACGACCTCTGACTCCGACCGCCATCGGAATCCCAACCTACGAATAAGGAAACACGATGGCAGCACAGGACATAGGCGTCGCATACGTCCACGTCGAACCATCCGGCAAAGGATTCGGCAAAAGCATCGAAGGCGACATCGGCGACGCCGTCAACAAAGCCTCCAAGAAAAGCTCCAACACCCTCATCTCGAAGATCGGCGGAGCATTCGGCAAAATCGGCAAGGTCGGCACAGGCGCGATCGCCACCCTCGCCGGCGGCATCACCGCATTGGCCGCCAAAGGCGGCTTCACCCGCGCCCTCAACATCGAGAACGCGCAAGCCAAACTCAAAGGCCTCGGCCACGACAGCGCGAGCGTCACCGAGATCATGAATGACGCGCTCGCATCCGTCAAGGGCACCGCGTTCGGACTGGGCGACGCCGCGACCGTCGCGGCCAGCCTGTCCGCCTCCGGCATCAAGGAAGGCGACCAGCTCACCAAGGTCCTCAAGACCGTCGCCGACACTGCGCAGATCAGCGGCCGTAGCCTGACCGACATCGGCACGATCTTCGGATCGGTCGCCGCGCGAGGCAAGCTCCAGGGCGACGACATGCTCCAGCTCATGTCGAGCGGCATCCCTGTGCTTCAGATGCTCGGCAAGCATCTGAACAAGACCAGCGCCGAAGTGTCCGACATGGTCTCGGACGGCAAGATCGACTTCCAAACCTTCGCCGACGCCATGAAGGAAGGATTGGGCGGCGCCGCCCAGAGCGCCGGAACGACGTTCACCGGCGCGCTGGCCAACGTGAAAGCCGCGTTGAGCCGACTCGGCGAGGCCGCAGCCACGCCCGTCCTCAACGGACTGCGCGGCCTGTTCAACCAAGCCATCCCACTCATCGACACATTCACCGCAGCCGTCACACCAACCCTGCAAAAAGTCGGAGCGGCACTCCAACAAGGTCTCGAGAACGCGATACCCGCCACACAGGCGAAACTCAAAAACCTTGGCGACACGATCTCCAACATCCCCGGCTTCCAGATGCTCGCCTCGGCGACGGCCAGCCTCAAAAGCCAACTCACTGGCCTCTGGAACGCAATCACATCACTCATAGGCGGACTCAACAATGGCGGCGAAGCCGCCACAATGTTCTCCACAACCGCCGGCGCGCTCGCGGGAGTGGTCGCTTCGGTCGCGCAGGCGTTGTCGAACGCGGCGGGATGGGCGAAGACGTTCGTCAACACGTTCATCGAGACGGGCGCGTTGCAGCCGTTCCTTGAAAGCCTGACCGGCGTCATCTCCGGATTGGGCTCGCTGGTTTCCGGATTGGCGGCCGCGGTCTCGCAGGCCTTCGGCTTCAACGACAGCGCGCGCACCGCCAGTTCCGCGGCGCAGAGCTTCGCCGGACTGTTGAACACTTTGACCGGCGTGCTCATGACGGTGGGAGGCTGGCTGCAGTCGGTCGGACAGTGGGCGCAGCAGAACGGCGCACTGGTATCCGGCGCGTTGAAAGCCATCACCATTGCATTGCTCGCGGTCAAAGGCTGGGATATCGTCTCGGCCGGGCTGAAGACAGTTTCCGGCGGACTGAAGGCCATCTCCGCGACCGCCTCCGGCGTGGAGAAGACCGCCACGGCCGCATTCGATCTGATCGGCAAATTATCCGACGTGGGAAGCGCGGCGGGCGGCCTGAAGCAACTCGCCAGCTCGTTCAATATCGTCAAGGCCGCCCAATCGGCGTGGAGCTCGGTGACCAAGGCTGCTACCGCCGTGCAATTGGCATTCAGCGCTGCCTTGGATGCGAATCCGATCGGCATGCTTGTCGTAGCCATCGGCGCGGTCGTCGCCGCACTGACATGGTTCTTCACCCAAACCGAAACGGGCAAACGACTCTGGAACAGCTTCGCCACATGGTTCATGGGAATCTGGAACCAGATCAGCACCGCATGCCAGCCAATCCTGCAAACCATCGCCACATTCATCACCCAGACCATGAGCCAAATCCAGCAAATCTGGCAAACCGGATGGACACTCATCACCACCGTCCTCCAAAACGTCTGGAACGCAATCGGCCCCATCATCATGACCGCACTCACCGCGATCATCACCGGCATCCAAACATTCATCACCACCATCACACCACTCCTGCAAGCCGAAATACAGAACATCCAAACCATCTTCCAAACCGCCGCCACCATCATCAGCACGGTCTGGAACGGACTATGGAACACCATAACCACCGTCGCACAAGGCGCATGGACCATCATCACCACAATCATCAACACCGCACTCGCCGTCATCCAAGGCATCATCCAACTGGCGCTCGCGGTCGTCAACGGGAACTGGAGCGCCGCGTGGTCGGCCATCCAGGGCATCGTGTCGGCAGTGTGGGGCGGCATCCAAGGTGTCGTCTCCGCTGGCATCGGCATGGTCAGCGGAGTGGTATCCGCCGCATGCTCGACCATCCGGAGCGTGTGGGCCGCGTTGTGGAATGGCGTTAGAAGCATTGTGTCGAGCGTCTGGGGCGGCATCGTCGGCACCGTAAGCAACATGGTTGGCCGTGTCGGGAGCGTCGTGAGCGGGATCGGCGGAACCGTCCGGAGCGCGGTGTCCGGCGCGGGAAGCTGGCTCGTCAGCGCGGGACGCAACATCATCCAGGGATTGATCAACGGCATCACAGGAATGGTCGGCTCGTTGTATTCCAGCATCACCAACGCGTTGTCGGGCTTGGTGGACAAGGCCAAGAACGCTTTGGGCATCCATTCCCCGTCGCGTGTGTTCCGCGACGAGGTCGGCGTGATGGTCGGACGTGGCATGGCATTGGGCATCGACGATTCCGCGCATGTGGTCAGCCGTTCCATGGATTCGCTCGTCTCCACGATGAGCCTCTCCGACGCGGACTGGTCGAAGACCGGCAGGCTGAACGTCACGGCCGGCACCGGCGCCAATGCCGGCGACGGCGATCTGCGGGAACTCATCGCGGCCGTCGAATCGCTGCACGACGACCTCGGATCGATCATCGCCAGGTACACGCCGACGATAGGGGACCGCGACTTCGCAAGGAAGGTGAGAAGTGCAATCGCTTGAATACGCGTGCGCCGCCACAGGTGAGCGAATCGGCTTCGAAGGGCCTCTGTACGGCGAAACGCTCGCCGGACTGCGCGGCCGCGTCTGGGACTACAGCATCGGCGCACGCGGCCTGACCGGCATCACCCGCGGCGCGCGCGAGGAGACCGTCGCCGTGAAGATCCACGACTCGACCGCCACGCTCGACCTGCTGCGCCGCCTCGCCGACGCCGACATGGCCGCCGGCACGCCAGGCACCCTCGTGGCCGACGGCGAATGGGAGACCAGGGCGTGGATCGCGAAGAGCGAACCGCAGTCCATCACGCCCACGATGGTCGAGACGCAGCTGACCATCGTGCTTGCAGACGGCGTGTGGCGGCGCGGGACCACCGAACACCACGACCCGCGAGCCGACAAGGCCGGCGGCGACCTCGACTACCCGTACGACTACCCGCACGACTACGCCGGCATGAGCATCCTCGACACCGTGGCCAACGCGACCGGCATGCCGCAGCCGGTGAAGCTCACGATCTTCGGCCCGTGCGTCAACCCGTACATCATCATCGGCACGAACCGGTACGAGGTCGACGCGACCATACCGGCTGGCAGCAGACTTGAAATCGACGCGGCCTCCGATAGCAGAACCGTCACGATGATCTCGGACACCGGCCTGCGCACCAACCTCTTCGGCAAAGCCGTGCGAGGCACCGGACGCGGATCCGGTACCTACATCTTCGAACCGCTGCCGCCCGGCACGAGCACGATCAGCTGGGCCGGCGGATTCAAATTCGACCTGACCGCCATCGAGGAGAGGAGCGAACCGCCATGGACCTGATCGTCACCGACACGAACGGCACGCCGTCCGCCGCGGTCGCCTCGTGGACGCTTGACCTGGCATACGGGTCGGAGGAGAACGACTTCGACCTCCGATGCCCGGCACGTCTGCAGCCCGGATGCCGGTGGTGGGTCGACGGGACAGGCTGGGGCGGCATCGTCGACGACGTGCGGACCAGCGTCACCGGAGGCGAAGGCGAGCTGACCTACCACGGGCGCGACTGGCACGGCCTGCTCGCCTCGAAGATCCTCGAACCGGACAAGGGCAAGGACTACCTGACCATGAGCGGCACGATCGGCACGCTCCTGCGCACGGTGATCTCCCGTATCGGACTGCAGGACATCATCACCGTCACGGAAGGCACGTCCAAAACCGCACGCTGGCAGTTCGACCGGTACTGCGACGCGTGGAGCGGCCTGTCCAAGATGCTGCGCGCATCAGGACTGCGGCTGCGCATCACCGCAGCGCAGAACGGCGTGACAGTCGACGCGCCGCCGATCGCGGCCGCCGGCGACCTCATCGACTCCGACCTCATCGACTTCGACGCGACCCTCGCCTCGCATCCGATCAACCACCTGATCTGCCTCGGCAAGGGCGAACTCAAGGACAGGATCGTCGTCCACTGGTACGCCGACCATAAAGGCGCGCTCAGTCACACGCAGACCATCAAAGGCGCGGATGAGCGCACAAGCGTGTACGAGCTCGCCACCGCCGACGTCGCCGAACTCGAGACCAAAGGCAAGACAAAGCTCCAGGAGCTGCGAGATACAGGCAGCATCGACGTGGACGTTACCGACGGCATCGACCTCGACGTGGGCGACACCGTGACCGGCCGCGACAACACCACCGGCATCAAGGTCACCGCCGAAATCACCAAGAAGATCGTCAAGATCTCGGACGGCATCCCGACCGTAACCTACGAGGCGACCACCGCCTCAACGGAAACGACAGGGGAGACCGGAGGCGGCTCAAGCTCAGGCGACGGCCACGCCTACTACGCCGGCAGCGGCCTCACCCTCTCCAACTGGACGTTCAGCGCCGATGTGACCGCCGCCGACCTCGAAACGGTCCGCAAAACCGCCACCGAAGCCAACAAGGCCGCATCCGACGCAGCGGCCGAAATCGGAGGCGCCAGAGACCTCGCCGAACAGGCCGGCGTAAAAGCCGACACGGCCACCACCACGGCGCAGAACGCGTTGGCCGCGGCGCAGGCGCGAATCTTGGACATCACTGCATCGGCTCCAGTCACAGTGACCCGCATCGACGAGACGGCTGCCATCACCGTCGCACAGGCCACATCATCGGCGGACGGGCTCATGGCCGCCGCAGACAAGAAGAAGCTCGACGGCATCCAGTCCGGCGCGAACAGGTACACGCTGCCAGTGGCATCCACCGCCACCCTCGGCGGCGTCAAACCCGATGGCAAGACCATCACCATCGGCCAGGACGGCACCATCACCGCACAATCCAGCGCGACAGCGGCATCCTTCCTCGCCGCACACCCAATCGGCTCGCTCTACTGGTGCGTCGCCGGAGACCCCAACGACCAGGGCGGCACATGGAAGGAAATCCACACCATCATCGGCGGACACGTCTGGCAAAGACTCGCCTGAAAGGAACATCATGGCAAAAACCACGAACATCACCAAATACACATGCGACCGCTGCCACGACAGCGCATACCTCACCGACGGAGATCCGCGCACGTCGAGCGACTGGCACCAGATCAAACACACCACCGCGGACGGAGTGACGCAGGAGGCGCTGGCATGCACCTCATGCCAGCAGGAATTCAAGAAACTCGCCGCCACGCAGGACGCGGCCTACACGGCATGGCTTACCGAGGGAAAGGACTGACATGACCACCACGCTCATCACAGGCAAGGGCGGCACACCGCACATCACCAGCGGCGACATGGGCGCCATGCAAGCCGGGGTCATAGGCAACGGCAGCTACCTGCTGCAGGGGGCTGACGGGAAATTCCCCGCGGTCACCATGCAGGACGCCAACCATGCGCTGATCCCCGTCCTCAACCTCGTGGTCGAAGGACGATACGCGCGCGTCACCGAGGCCGAGACCGCGACCATCGAAAGCGGCGTGAGCGGCCGGAACCGCAACGACCTCGTCTGTCTCAAATACACGCGGAACGGTCAGAACATCGAGACCGCTGCCATCGCCGTGCTCAAAGGCACGCCAAACACCGGAACGGCCGCCGATCCGACCGTCCCGTCGGGCAGCATCCACTCGGCCTCCGGCACGGTGTGGATCCCGATCGCCCGCATCCCGATCAGCGGGATCACGCCAGGCACGCCGGTCATGCTCATCAAACAGCTGCCTCCCATGTCGAAGCTGTGGGATTCCGTAACCCTTACTTTTGGCAACAGCAACGTTAGTGGCGGACAGTACCCAATCGGTAGGGTATCTAACCCAAAT